ACCCTGAGAGGTACCGCTCCACTGCGAGCTGGGCATCGGGTTCCAATCCGAATGCCCTTGAAAAGCTTTCCCTGGCCAACGTTGTTGGCTCTACGAACTTAGCCTGTGCACGACGGTCAACATCCACGCCTAGGGCCTGATAATCTCTGTAGAAGTGCTCATCTACAGCTCTGTGATGTTTCGTCAAGTGCAGGAGCCGGGCGGCAAAAGCTTGTGACACAGGCACACCCACGTGGAGACTCAACTCACATTCCGCCACACCACGAAGGTATGGCCCGACAAAAGCGAGTTGTTGTAAGTGAGCATGATTGGAGGTCATTTGGCTTATGACCTTAACCCAATCCCTCACCATGCGCCACCTCCCCGGTGACAGCTCCACTGGCGCACACTGGCCAAATCTCACATGCTCCATCAGCCGCACGGGACGCTCAAGGACCATCTCATGTCCCGAAAACGAGAGGGCAAGCGGGGCGAAACACCGCACTACCCGAGCTGAGTCACCACCGCGCAGAAAGACTAACGCGTTGTCGCCGTCGACCAGAACGTCGAACTTAACTTGAAGGTGCTTACACACCGCGACAACCACCGCAAGCATGATTAAGGTGTTTCCCATGCCTGTGTTAAAGTCTCCACTTGCGCGTCCCCCAGCCCGGGAGAATCGCACACCGCCTGCTGTAACCCCCTCGTTAACCAACTGCCGACGCAACAACACATGAAGCTCGGGGTCCCCGCGGTGTGCTGCCAAGTACACCGCGTGTTCCTGCTGCAGTTGCCAAGTGTCCACGTGTGCTTCAAAAGCACTACCGTCCACCTCAAACACGACGCAATCATCCAGGGACTTCATCTTTTTCGCAATCAGTCCCGCCCGCGCCGTCATGCCCAGACCTTTGGCCACAACCCTGGTACGCGAACCGTTGAAAAGCCTTCGTGCAGTGAGATAACCCCACAACCAGTGTTCAAAAGGCTTCAGAAAAGAAGCGAGGGCCAAATTGTACCTAGGACTTCTCGGAAATATCATCCTAGGTTTCCCATACTTTTTGTACCCAAACTTCTCCGCTTTTAGAAAGGCGCTTAGCATCGCATCCCGGCCTGTAACGGGACCGTCGACTCGCAACGACCTTTCTGCATCAACGTATCTACGACGCAAAGCCCCACTGTAAGATTGCGCCGTTTCCAGGTGACTCCATCTTGAACCGCCCCACCTCTTCGCTAGTGCCCGTAGATTTCTAAATACGCTCAGCACCGGGACGCGAGAGTTCTCGTCGGCTGTGGGAGTGGGAGCCAGAGACCGCTTGAGTAGGGCAGCGACCTCGTTGTGGTTACAGTTTGCGTGCACCGAAGGGGCCCAACACCCTTCGACGTTTAACACGGTACACGCAGTGTACATCCGCCTCCTTCGCTTCGGATCACAGCCAAGTTCCTGCTTGTACTCCAGGATGGCGTTTTTGCGCAGGGGCAAATCGGG